TCTACACAAGGAGTATCGTCGGCAGCGTCAGATGTGTATAAGAGACAGGTTTCGGGAGTACTGCAAACAGGACGTGGTGACGGAAATGGCAATTGAAAGACGACTGTCCGCATTCCCTGTGCCGGAACAGGTGCAGCGGGAGTGGGAACTGGATCAGCGGATCAACGCTGCCGGTATCCGGCTGGACATGGATCTGATCGACGGGGCACTGCACATCGCCGGTGCGGTCACTTCCGATCTGATGCAGGAGGCGGTAACGCTGACCGGACTGGAAAACCCGAACGCAGTAGGGCAGCTGAAAGGCTGGGTTGAAACACAGACCGGACTGACGGTGGAATCCTTGGACAAGGAAACCGTCAAGGAACTGCTTGCAAGATCGGAGCTGCCCTCAAAGGTGCGGCGGGTACTGGAGATACGGCAGGAGCTGGGGAAGTCCTCGGTAAAGAAGTACGAGGCAATGGTGAAAGGCGTTTGCAAAGACGGGCGTGTTCGGGGACTGCTGCAATTCTACGGGGCGAACCGTACCGGACGCTGGGCAGGGCGGCTGGTGCAGGCACAGAATCTGCCCCGCAATTACATCGAGGAACTGGACCTTGCCAGAGATATGGTAAAGGGACGGGACACGGAAATGATCGCTCTGACCTTCGGCAATGTGCCGGACACGCTGTCCCAGCTGATCCGGACGGCTTTCGTTCCGGCAAAGGGCTGCAAATTTGTTGTGGCGGATTTTTCAGCGATCGAAGCCCGTGTGATCGCATGGCTTGCAAAGGAAACATGGCGGCAGGAGGTGTTCCGCACACATGGAAGGATCTACGAAGCTTCGGCATCGGCAATGTTTGGTGTACCTATTGAAAAAATCAAAAAGGGCAATCCGGAATACGCACTGCGGCAAAAGGGAAAGATCGCAGAACTGGCATTGGGGTACGGCGGTTCCGCCGGTGCTCTGATCAACATGGGAGCTTTAAAAATGGGGCTGTCTGAGGACGAGCTGCCGGACATTGTACATCGCTGGAGAAAGGCAAACCCGAATATCACAAGACTGTGGTATCAGCTGGAGAATGCAGCCCTGCAGGCGGTGCAGGCGTGTACACCGGTGGGCGTAAACGGCTGTATCTTCCGCAGAGAGGGCGACTTTGCAACAAAACAGGATTTTCTGACTGTGCAGCTGCCGTCCGGAAGAAAGCTGTTCTATGCCCGTCCGCATATCGGAAAGAACCGGTTTGACAGTGACAGCCTGCACTATTACGGCGTAAGTCAGGCAGGTAAAAAGTGGGCGGATCTGGAAACCTACGGCGGCAAGCTGACAGAAAACATTGTGCAGGCGATTGCGAGGGACTGCCTTGCAGTGACGCTGCAGCGGCTGGAAGATGCCGGCTATCAGACGGTCATGCACATTCACGATGAGGCGGTGATCGACTGTCCGGAAGAACGTGCGGATCTGCAGGCGGCGTGTGAACTGATGCGGCAGCCGATCCCGTGGGCGGCGGGGCTGGTACTCAATGCCGCCGGATTCGTGGGGGACTATTACAAAAAGGATTAGGTGGTGCTGACGAATGCAAAACGACAGAAGGATTACCATAACCACCGGCAGCAGCCGGAAAGCCACACAGTGGAATGCCCAGCAGCTGCGGTGGTCAGAACTCGTGGCGAAGCTTGCAACGCCTATGCGGGGAACGGAAACGCTGGAGGAATATCTGAAGCTGCCGAAACCCAAACAGGACAGCCTGAAAGATGTAGGCGGCTACGTTGCCGGCACACTGGAGGGCAGGCAGCGGAAAGCGTCCGCAGTGACAGGCAGAGAGGTCGTCACATTGGATATGGACAACATCGCCCCCGGCGGTACGCAGGGAGTCCTGCAGCGGATCGAGGGACTGAACTGTGCCTACTGCGTGTACTCCACCCGAAAGCACAATGAAGCGGCACCCAGACTGCGTGTACTGATTCCGCTGTCCAGAACGTGCACGGCGGACGAATACGAGCCGATCGCACGGAAACTGGCGGAATACATCGGCATGGAACAGTGCGATCCGACGACCTTTGAGGCATCACGGCTGATGTACTGGCCGTCGTGCTGTGCGGACAGTACCTACGTCTACACCTACGGGGACAAGTATTTCGCCGATCCCGACGGCATTCTGGGCATGTACGCCGACTGGCGGGACGTGAAACAGTGGGCGGGGCTGACTGCACCGAAAATCCCGCGGGGAACAAAGCAGGCAGACCCGACAGAGAAGTCCGGCGTGGTGGGGGCGTTCTGCCGGATATATGACGTGTACAAGGTCATTGCAGAGATCCTGCCGGACAAGTACACGGTGTGTGATACCGGAGATCGCTTCACCTATGCCGGCGGCACAACTACCGGCGGTGCGGTGGTCTATGAGGGCGGCAAGTTTCTATTTTCCCACCACGCACACGATCCGGCAGGCGGCAAGCTGTGCAATGCGTTTGATCTGATGCGGCTGCACCTGTTCGGCGACAAGGACAGCGATGCAAAGCCGGATACGCCGACAAACAAGCTGCCGTCCTATCAGGCGGCGTGTGATTATGCGGTCAAAGACACCGGCGTAGCACAACTGCTGCTGCAGGAACGGTACGCCGCTGCTACGGCAGCGTTCGGGGCTGCACCTGCGGAAAATGCGGACTGGATGCAGCTGCTGCAGGTACATTCCGAATCCGGAAAGCCCCTGAAAACCACAGACAACGTACTGATTATTCTGGAGAACGATCCGAATCTGAAAGGAAAGTTTGTTTTCGAGGAATTTTCCAACCGGATCCTGTGCTTGGGTGCACTGCCTTGGAACGATAGTCCGGAGGTGCGGGACTGGACGGACAATGACGATGCCGGACTACGGCACTACATCGAAAAGGTATACGCCGTGACCGGAAAGGACCGGATCAGCGATGCGGTGAGCCTGTGCTGTCACCGAAACAAGATCAATGCCGTGCAGGACTATCTGAAAAGCCTTCCGGAATGGGACGGTGTGCCGAGAGTGGAAACCTTGTACATCGACTATCTGGGAGCCGCAGACAGTGCCTATACCCGTGCTGTGGCGAGAACGTCCCTGACTGCGGCGGTGGCACGTGCCATGATCCCTGGCATCAAGTACGACTATATGCCGGTTCTGGCAGGTCCGCAGGGGCTGGGAAAATCCACGCTGCTGCGGCTGCTGGCACCGAAGTGGTTCAACGACAGTCTGACAACGTTTGACGGAAAGGATGCCTACGAAACCATACAGGGATCTTGGATCATGGAGCTTGCGGAACTGGTGGGAATGTCCAAGGCGGACGACAACAAGATCAAGCAGTTTTTATCCAAGCAGGAGGACATTTTTCGGGAGCCTTACGGCAGACGAACGGGGCGGTACCCCAGAAGATGCGTATTCTTCGGCACGACCAACGAAGAAGAATTCCTGCGGGATCATACGGGAAACCGGCGTTTCTGGCCGGTGGAGTGCGGTGTACAGCAACCGGCGAAAAGCGTATTTACGGAACTGGCGGCAAATGTGCCGCAGATCTGGGCAGAGGCACTCACACTGTGGCACAACGGCGAAAAGCTGTATCTGCTGCCGGAGGTAGAGGCGTACGCAAAGCAGGCACAGGAAGAACACAGCGAGCACAGTGCGAAAGAGGGCGTTATCCGGGACTTTCTGGATCGGGAGATTCCGGAGGACTGGGAGAAACGGACGCTGTTTGAGCATAAGATGTACTGGGCGGGCGGCTTCGCCAATGACAAGGAAAAGCCGAAACTGAAACGTCGGGAGCGGGTATGTGCTGTTGAGATCTGGTGCGAAGCCTTTGGCGGCGAGATCCGCTATTTCCGGAGGTCTGATGCGGCGGAGATCAATGCAATTCTGGCTAGGATCCCGGGGTGGGAAAGATGTAAATCCAATATGCGGTTCGGTGTCGTGTATGGCACGCAAAAAGGATTTTTACGGATACCCTAAACCGTCAACTTTCTCTTTTGCCGTCAACTATGGGAAAACATGGGAACTTTGACAGTTTGACAGAGAAGTTGACAGCAAAGTTGACGTAAAAACATCGTAGCTGCGATATATTTTATTATTTGTCAACTTGTCAACTTTAATAGTAATAGAATATATAAAATAGGGGAATAGAGGAATATATAATATACCTAATACGCCTGATGCGTGTATGTATACGCGTGCGTGCGTGAGATCACAAAACGAAAGCGAGGATTGACATGGACGATGAAAAACAAGTGGAACGCTATCTTTGCCGCTGTGTACGGCGTATCGGCGGCAGGGCATACAAGTGGACGTCGCCGGGCTGCTGCGGCGTACCTGACCGTCTGGTATTTTTCCCGGGCGGCGGGATCGTGCCGGTGGAACTGAAAGCACCGGGGCGAAAAGGCAATCTATCCAAATCCCAGCAGCTGCAGATAAAGCGGCTGGCTGCGGTCGGCACGAAAGTCTATGTGCTGAGTACACAGGAGGAGGTGGACAAGTTCATGCAAAAGCATATCGTCAAGTATGGACTGCCGGAATGAAGTTCACGCCGCACCCCTACCAGCGGTACTGCATTGACCGGATCGTATCTGATCGGGTACTGGGGCTGTTTCTGGATATGGGGCTGGGAAAAACGGTGATCACACTGACCGCCGTACAGGAGCTGATCTATAATCGGCTGCAGGTGTGCCGGTGTCTGATCATCGCCCCGAAGAAAGTTGCCGAAGCTACATGGGACACAGAGGCGGCGAAGTGGGATCATCTGCGGCACCTGCGGTTCTCCATGATTCTGGGCAGCACACAGAAGCGGATCCGTGCAGCGTGCAGTCCGGCAGATGTCTACATCACGAATCGGGAGAATGTCGTTTGGCTGGTGGATTATTTCAAAAACGCATGGCCGTTTGACATGATCGTTATCGACGAAAGCAGCAGTTTCAAATCCAGCAAGGCAAAGAGGTTTAAGTCTTTGACGTGGATCCGGCCTCATGTGCAGCGGCTGATCGAACTGACCGGCACACCGGCACCGAACAGCATTCAGGATCTGTGGGCACAGCTGTATCTGCTGGACGGCGGTATCCGTCTGGGGCGGACTGTCACCGGATTTCGGGAGATGTATTTCAACAGCAATACCCACGGCGGACACTTCACGACCTATGAGGCGAAGGAAGATGCACAGAAGGCCATACAGGACAAGATCGGCGACATCTGCATCAGCATGAAAGCCGAGGATTATTTGCAGCTGCCGGAATTGGTGTATGACACGATCCCGGTGCAGCTGGACAGTAAGGCAGCGAAAGCGTATCAGCAGCTGGAAAGGGAAATGCTGCTGGAGGTGGACGAAGCTACGATCGATGCCGGATCGGCGGCAGCGTTGTCCAACAAGCTGCTGCAGCTGTGTAACGGGGCTGTATACGACGAGAACCGCAGTGCGGTAGAGATCCACCGGTGCAAACTGGAGGCGTTTGAGGAGCTTCTGGAGCAGCTGCACGGGGCACCGGCACTGGTGTTTTACAATTTCCGGCATGACGTCACACGGATCACTGCGTTGCTGGCGGGATCTAAGCTGCGTGTCCGTGTACTGCAAAATGCACAGGACGCAGCGGACTGGAACGCCCGTCAGATCGACATTCTGCTGGCGCACCCGGCATCTTGTGCCTACGGGCTGAATTTGCAGCAGGGCGGAAACCACGTGGTCTGGTTCGGACTGAACTGGTCCTTGGAACTGTATCAGCAGGCAAACAAGCGGCTGCACCGGCAGGGGCAGACAGCTACGGTTTTTGTACATCACCTTGCAGTGACCGGCACACGGGACGACGACGTCCTCGCCGCCCTGCAGGACAAGAACGCGACGCAGGACGCCCTGATCGACAGTCTGAAAGCGAGAATACGCAAAGCGAAGGAGGCACAGCTATGGCCACCAAACCCTGCGAAACCTGCGGCAAGCTGCTGATCGGCGTGAAAGGTGACCGGAGATTCTGCAACGCCTGTGCCATACGCCGGCGGAAAGCATATCAGAAACAGTATCGGGAGAACCGGAAGAAAGGAAGATGACACCATGACCATCGAAGAAAAGATCACACGCTATCGTGGTATCCCCAAGCTGATAAAAGATCTCCAGATCGACAAAGAAATTTGCACGTCTGTAAAGTCGGTGCAGTTCGACAGCATCGGTGAGGCAAAGGGAACCCACGGGAACAGCACAGAGAAAAAGCTGATCGATGCCGCAGAGATCAGCGAGAAGATCGCCGCACTCCAGCAGGAGCGTGGCCGGCTGGAGCTGAGCATCATGCAGCATATCAACACAACACTCTGCGGCAGCGATGAAGAAACCGTAGATATGCGGATTGCACTGAAAAAGTACTTGCTGCAAGGGCTGTCCCTGAAACAGATCGCAACACGGCATCTGCATCGGGACTATAAGAAAACCAAAGAATTGTACAGCACCGGATTCGAAAAGATAAAAAACACCCCGCCGCTAACCGAAACTAACCGAGAATAACCGCCAAACCACTTGCAGTAATCCGCTTTCCATGCTATACTTATACTGACGAAAAAAGCAAAACGTCGTGAGGATTTCCTTGCGGCGTTTTTTGTATGCCGTTGAAAGGAGCGTGATCGCGTGGGACGACCAAGAAAATTCAAAACGCCGGACGAATTGCACAGTGCATGGGAAACTTACAAAGCGTACTGCGACAGCAAGCCTGTGCTGACTCATGCGTTCAACTCCAAAACCGGCGAGTTTGTTTCGGCGGAGCTAAAGCACAGCGTGACTTACACCATTGAGGGGTTCTGCGTATACGTCGGCATCTCCCGACAGGCATTTCATGAGTATTATGCGGAGAGCAAACGGTTTGTTGACATCGTTACGCGTATGCGTGAAGAATGCGAAACGGACGCACGGGAAAAATTTGAAGTGGGGGCGATTCCGACACAGCTTGCAGGGCTGTGGATGTCGAAATACGGGTACACCACCAAGCAGGAAGCCGATGTGGAAGTCAAGCCCTCCGAAAAACTCTCCGACATTCTCTCTCAGCTGGGCGGTGATGACCTTGACAGCACATAAATTTCCTCTGTCCCGGAAGTACAGGGACTTTATCCGTTCTGTCCAAGGCGTGACCGCAGAGTTCCTGGAGGGGACGACCGCCTCCGGAAAGACCACCGTCGGTGCCGGTGTGAAGTTCATGTACATGGTTTCCGCCAGTCCGAAACGGCTGCACATTATCGCTGCCAAAACTACCGGCATCGCCGAGAAGAACATCATTCAGCAGGAAAACGGAATCCTCGACCTGCACCGGAACGCCATCTACTGCGGCAACGGCGACCGGAACAACAAGCTGCCCCACATCAAGTTTGAGGGCAAGCTGATCTATGTGCTGGGCTATGACAACAAGGACAAGTGGGAAAACGTCCTCGGTTCGCAGTTCGGCTGCGTGTACATTGACGAGATCAACACTGCCGACATCGACTTTGTGCGGGAGATCTCTACCCGAAACGATTACCTGCTGGCAACGCTGAACCCTGACGATCCGTCTTTGCCGGTGTATCGGGAGTTCGTGAACCGTTCCCGTCCCTGTGCCAAGTATGCCGCCGATGTGCCGGAGGAAATTCTTCGGGAACTGACGGAAGAACCGGTCACCGGCTGGCGGTACTGGTTCTTTTCGTTTCGGGACAACCTCAGTCTGACAGAGGCAGACATTCAGCGGAAAATGGACGCTGCTCCCAAGGGTACCAAGCTGTACAAGAACAAGATTCTGGGGCTGCGTGGACGTGCCACGGGGCTTGTCTTTGACTTGCAGCAGCGGCATATTATCACGGCATCACAGGCGGCAGGGCATCGCTTTCTGTACTACTCCATCGGCTGTGATACGTCCTATTCCCGAAAGTCCCACGACCGGCTGACCTTTGAGGCGGTGGGCATTACCGCAGACCGGAAGTGTATCCTGCTCATGGAGGAAACCCACAACAATCGGGACAAGTCAAACCCCTTTGCACCGTCTGACGTGATACCGCTGCTGAACCGGTTCGCCGAACAGGTGAAGTGCCGGTACGGCTTTGCAAGAACGATCTACATCGATTCCGCAGATGCCGGCACCATACAAGAGGCACAGAAGTTCAAACGCAAGACCGCCTGCATCTACGACTTTGCAGGGGCATGGAAAAAGACGAAGATCATCACTCGGATCCAGTTGCAGCAGAGCTGGCTGAAAACGGGGGACTTTCTGGTGGTGGACACCTGCAAGGACTACATCGCAGAGATGAACACCTACAGTTATGACGAAAAGGGGCAGCCGGAGGACGGACACGACCACAGCATCAACGGGTGTCAGTATGCGTGGCTGCCGTACAAGCAGTACATTGGAAACTATAAGGCAATACAGGAGGTGATTGCAGATGCTTGACCGATTCCGGTCGTTTCTGGCAGGCAAACTGTCAGGGCTGTTAAAGCTATATCCGGCGGCAAGACGGGAGATCGCCATAGAAGAATCCCTCAGCTTTGAAACCAATATCGCTGTCAACCGGCTCTGGTATCGGGGCGACAGCTGGGAACTGGCACAGGCGTACCGGCAGATCGGCGGTTCGTCCCATTCTTTCTGGGGCAGCGTTCCCACCTACGGCATGGAAATCCGGAAGATACACACCGGCTTGCCCCAGACCATGGTGAATATGCTTTCCGGTCTGATCGCCGCCGACTTGCAGGAGGTGCAGTTCCCGTCCGAATCTCAAAAGCTGCTCTGGCAGCAGATCGCACAGGAAAACGACTTCTGCGAACTGGTAAAGCGGTCGATCACGGAAACGCTGGTCACTGGTGACGGGGCGTTTAAGATCAGCCTGCACCCACAGGTGAGCCGCTTTCCCATTCTGGAATTTTACGGGGCAGATCGTGTGGAACTCCGGCGGCAGTCCGGCAGAGTACACGAGATCATCTTCCGCACGCCTTATGCCGACGACAGCGGCAGGAACTACACGCTGCACGAACACTACGGCAGGGGCTATGTGACGTATGCACTCTTTGACGCATACGGCAATCCCCGTGATCTCCACGCCATTCCCCAGACAGCCGGCTTGCAGCCTGTCCGGTGGGACGGAGATTTTATGCTGGCAGAGTATCTCAGTTTCTACCATTCCAACCGGCACGAAGGCAGAGGGCAGAGCATCTTCGATGCCAAACGGGACAACTTCGACGCACTGGACGAGGCGTGGAGCCAGTGGGTGGACGCACTCCGCAGCGGCCGTTCCCGTACATACATTCCGGAGTGCCTGATTCCACGGGATGAAAACGGCGTGCTGCAAAAGTCCAACGCCTTTGACAACCGCTTTCTCATGACCGGAAACGACATCGCCGAATCCGCACAGAACAAGATCACTGTGGAACAGGCGGAGATCCCCCACGACAGCTACCTTGCCACCTACATCACTGCACTGGACCTTTGTCTGCAAGGTATCGTCAGCCCGTCTACGCTGGGCATTGACGTGAAGAAACTGGACAACGCCGAGGCACAGCGGGAGAAAGAGAAAACCACGCTGTACACACGGCAGGACATTGTGAACGCCTTGCAGCGAGTGCTGCCGAAACTGATTACAGACGTATTCTATGCATATCAGACGGCAAACGGACAGCCTGCCGAGGAAGTCCGTGCAGCGGTCACTTTCGGCGAGTATGCCAACCCGTCTTTTGAATCGCAGGTGGAAACCGTGGCGAAAGCCAAGCAGGGCGGCATCATGAGCATTGAGGCAGGTCTGGACGAACTGTACGGCAGCACCAAGTCCGACACATGGAAAGCGGCAGAGGCGGAGCGTATCCGGACGGAACAGGGCATTGTAGACGTAGAAGAACCTGCGGTGTCCTCTGACGACTGGGCAGGCATCGCATGAACTATGACATTGCAGAAGCACTCCGGAAAATGGAAGAAGAACTGATCCAGTCCATGAAACGGAACTTGCAGCGGCATCTGAAAGAGGAAGATGCCGAGGGGTTTGACTGGGCACAGTGGCAGGCGGAAAAGCTGAACAGCATTGCCAGATACCGTGCCCAGAACCGGCACATCATCGGTAGTTATATCAGCACCATTCCCCAGCAGATCGAGGACATGATCCGTCAGTCCTACGAAACCGGAAAGCAGCAGGAGGAGATCCGCATTCTGAAAGCAATCCGGCAGGGCTACATTGCCGCAGCCGGCACTGCCGGAGAGATCGGCACCGGCTTTTTCACCGTCAACGAACGCAAGCTGAACGCTCTCGTGAAAGCCACACAGGGCGAGATGCACAAGGCGGTCAGCAGCATTCTCCGGTATCAGGACGACATCTACCGGCAGACCATTTTCCGGTCGGCGGCACAGTTCAACATGGGCGGCAAGTCGCTGGGGCAGGCGGTCGATGCGGCGGTACAGGACTTTCTGGCACAGGGTATCCGGAATATCCGGTACAAGGACGGGCGGTATGTGAATATCGCCAGCTATGCGGAAATGGCACTGCGGACGGCAAATCTGCGGGCGAATATCCAAGGAGAGGCTGCCAAGCGTGATGAGTGGGGCATCTGCACCGTGAAACTGTCCGCACACGGTTCTGCCTGTCCCAAGTGCATTCCGTGGCAGGGCAAGGTGTACTACGATGATGTGTACGGCTCCGTGCCGGTACCCAAAGACGGGAAGTATCCGCTGCTCAGCACTGCCATTGCCGGCGGTGCATTGCACCCCAACTGCAAGAACGGTGTGCATACATGGTTCGAGGGCATCAACCAGCCGCCCAGGGAAATGACACAGGAGGAGATCGACGAGGCAAACCGGCGGTACGATCTGGAACAGCAGCAGCGGTACTGCGAACGGAATGTGCGGAAGTACAAGCGGCTGAAACTGGGTGCGCTCGATCCGGAGAACGCTGCCAAGTATGCCGCACAGGAACAGGCATGGCGAAAGCGGCTGAACAGCCTGGTTAAGGAAAATCCGGACGTGCTGCGAATGGATTACCGCCGGCTGAAAGTGTACGATGCACCTGCACCGCCGGCAGGAAAGCCCGTCGCTGTGCCGCCAGCACCGAAACCGAAAGCGGCTAAGGCAAAGGCACACACGGAGGGTATTTCTGCTGGACATGCTGTGGAAGTCACGCCGCCTGCAACAAAGGACAACGGCGGTACGGGAAAGACGTATTCGCCGGAGAAAATCAGTGGGAAATCGTTGACTTCTGGGGCGGATAGTGGTATAATAAAAGATATAGAAAGCAGCATTAAAGTGCAAACAAAGTATTTCAATCAGAATCTGAAATATTATAGCATCATTCCCGAACGGATTGAAAATGTTCCTAAAATAAAAATAAGCGGATTAACAGAGCAGGAAAATGATTTCCTTAGAGAATCGTGCAAAGCTTTATTAAAGTATATGCAAAGCAGTGAACTTGGCACAGAAGGCGTGATTGTACTAAACAGTGAATTCAAAGAAATTGATAGATATAAAGGAACTTCTGGAAGTCCAAGTATTCCTTTAAAGCAATATGAACAACCACATATTGTAATTCATAATCACCCAGACGGGCTTCCTTTTAGTGAAGCGGACATTCAGCAATTTATTCGGCAAGAAAAAATGATGGGCTTGGGTGCAATTGGCAACGATGGCACGCCTTACTTTATTTATAAAACGCCAGATTATGACGTAGATTTTTTTGAGGACTATGTCAACAACATAAGAATGAATTACTTAATAGAGATGACAGCGGAGGATCATATACGATTTTCGGAGGAGGTGCTTGATAATGCAATTGAAAACGGAGTTACAGTTTTCAACGGAAAAAATAAAACGACTGATTGAACAATCCAAACTTGCCAAGCCTTATACGCAAGATGACAAAGAATATTCTATGTTGGACGGAGAATATGACTCGAAACGAATGCTGGCAACTAGTGCAACTAGAATATTAAATCGATATTTTGAAAAGCACCCAGAAGATTCAATTGAAAATTATATGAAATAAAGCATCTCGTAAGAGGTGCTTTTTTCATGCCCCGACCACGGGCAAAAACTGGCGGAGGGCGGAAAACAAGAACAATTCAGCCAGCGGGTACGGCGTTCTTATTTGTAAAATCAGCATCGGGAAACCGGTGCTATTTTTATACCCAAATCACGAAAGGACTGATTCAAATGGCAGACGAAACAGGCAGCCAGAACACGCCGCAGGGCGGTACACAGCCGCCGGCTATCGACTACGGCAAGATCGAGGACATGATCCACAAAGGCACCCAGCAGCGGGAATCCGCAATTCTGGAGGGCTACTTCAAGCAGCTGGGCATGAGCGGTGAGGAACTCCAGACCGCTGTGCAGGATTTCAAGACCAAGCGTGCCACACAGGCAAAGGAAAAGGAAACCAGCTACCAGAACGCCCAGCAGGAGATCGTCCGGCTGAAAGCACAGGTGCTGGAAAATGCCATACGCAGCAAGGCAAGCGACATTGCCGCCGATCTGGGTGTAGACCGCAAGTCACTGCCGTACCTGCTCCGTATGGCAGATATGACCAGTGCCGCCGACAGCAAGGGTGTGATCTCCGAGGAAAACATCAAGAAGGCTCTGGAAAAGGTGCTGACTGATGTGCCGGCACTGAAAGGCAGTACCCAGCAGAACAGCGGCTTTATGCAGATCGGCGGCTCCGGCGGCAGCAATGATCCCACCGCCGCACAGAATGAAATGCTCTCCAACATCTTCGGCACGAACCGAAAGAAAGGCAGGAACTAACTATGGCAGAACTGAAATACGCTGACATTTTCAGTCAGCACATCATTGATATGTACGCTGTGGAGCTGAAATCCAACGGGCTGTTCCAGTCCAACAGTGATATTCAGATCGTAAACGGCAAGCAGCTGAAACTCCCGAAACTGACCGTCAGCGGCTATCAGGATCACAACCGCACCACTGCCGGTTTCAACGCCGGCTCCTATGACAACGACTACGAAGTCAAGGTGCTGGATCACGACCGTGACATTGAATTTGCCGTTGATCCCATGGACGTGGACGAAACCAACATGACCGTTTCCATCGCCAACATTCAGAAGCGGTTTGAGATCACACAGGCGATTCCGGAGCTGGACTGCTACACATTCAGCAAGATCTTCACCGAGGCACAGCGTGTGGGTGCATCGGTAGAAACCACTGCACTGACCGCAGACAACGTGCTGGAGGACTTCGACAACAAGGTACAGCTGCTGGAAGATGCCGGCGTACCTATGGATCGCATGGAGATGTATGTGACGCCGGCATACAACAAGCTGCTGAAACAGGCATTCCAGCGGCAGTATCCCAACGGCACCGGCGTGATCGACCGCCGTGTTCACTCCATTGACGACATCGGCACGATCATTGTTGTGCCGTCTGCACGGCTGAAAACCAAGTTCAACTTTACCAACGGCTGTACAGCAGATGAAACCGCCGGACAGATCAACTACATTCTCATTGATCCGGAGGCACAGGTTTCCCGTGTGAAGTACAGCTACATCAACGTATTCACACCGGGACACGATTCCAGAACGGCAGACAACTACATCTACCAGAACCGCCGGTTCAACGGCACCTTTGCACTGGACGCACTGCTGAAAGCCGGCTGTGCCATCAACTATACCGCCCATGAGTGAGGTGATACCCGATGAAAGCAAGCAAGGACAACAAGGTCTATACCATTACTGAGGCGGAGAAAGCCGCCTATCTGGACAGAGGCTATACCGTGCTGCTGGACGACGGCACTGTAGAAGTGCCGGCATCTGCTACGGTACCGGAAGCGGACTATCGCCGTCTGGCAGCGGAAAATGCCAGTCTGAAAGCCAAGCTCCGGAAGGCACAGACGGCAGAAAAGGACGGCAAGTGATGTATGCGAATTACGAGTACTACAGCGGCACCTATGGCGGAACGATACCGGAACCGGACATTCTGCCACGGCTGCGGCAGGCTGCCCGTGACGTGGATACGCTGACCTTTGGCAGAATCCGTGCCGTAGGGCTGGAGAACCTGTCCGCATACCAGCAGGAGATCATTTCAGAGTGCTGCTGTCAGTTGGCGGAGTTTGCCCACGAGAACGCCGACGTGCTGGAAAGCATCGTGTCCGGCTATTCTATCAACGGGGCAAGTCTGACGCTCAGCGGCAGCAGTACTGCAGTGGAAACTGTCAGCGGCATTTGCCTGCCACGGGCGGTGTACCGGAATCTCTGTCAGACAGGGCTTTGCTGCCGGAGCGAAACGAGGTGGCGTGATGCGATACCCTAAACTGGTACGCTGTGCGAAAACGCCCGTTCACGTGACCATAGCAGCCGAGGAGATCAACGCTTTCGGCGAACGGGAAACCATTCTGGACGGGGACTTCCTGTGCAACTGGCAGGATAAATCACAGGTGAAGTACACCAGCAAGGACACCGCTGTCACGGTATCCGGCAGTGCCTACATTGACGGGGATATTCAGCCGGCAGCGGGGAATCTCACAGGCGGTACGGTGACGATATTCGGCGAACAGCGGAGCATCTACGCCGTCAGCAAGTGCCGGAATCCGGACGGTACGGTGAACTACACGAGGGTTGATGTGCTATGAGCAAGATCAAAGTTAACTGGAATTTCGGGGCAGTACGGCAGGTGGAACAGGCAGTGGCAACGGCTCTGGAACAGACCGCACAGGCGGTGATTACCGATGTGGTAGACGAACAGGTCATGCCGATGGACACCGGTACGCTGCAAAACAGCTCTACTTTTGTAGAAACTTCGGAGAGCAGCACTGGGGTAGTCGGAATCATTTCTGACACGCCCTACGCACGCCGCCTGTACTATCACCCCGAATACAACTTCCGGACATCGGAGAACAAAAACGCCGGTGGCAAGTGGTTTCAGCCGTGGATCGACGGCGACAAGAAAGAGTTTGCCGCAAAAGCATTTGCTGAAAAACTCCGGCAGAATCTCAAATAGGAGGTGAAGCGACATGATGACCAGTGAATCCGTTTTGGCATGGCTGCAAACGCTGCCGGTCAGAGCGGACAACTATTACTGCGGCATCTTAGACCGCAAAAAGGAAAAGTCTTTCGGTGTGTATCAGCTGTCACGCCGGAAGAATGAAACCGCTGTCGGCGGACGGGATCCCACCAGAACCCGCACCCACGGCGTGTCCCTGCTGGTGCATTGGAACCACAGCACACGCCAGACACAGAACGCTGCCATTGCCCTGTATGAGGCGATCGCAGCAGCAGGAACGGCACAGGTGGGCAGCTGCCGTGCCGTGTATTTTCAGATGCAGCAGAACGAACCCATTGACGTGGGAACGGACGACAACGGCATCTGCGAATATGTGATTGAATTTGTTATCTACTATGAGGAGGAAACAGCATGAGCACTGTAACAGGGGTATATCCCGTTTTCAACAACGTATTCAAGCTGGGTGCAGACAAGACTTCTGCCAAAACCGTTGCCGACATGGAATCGTTCGGCATCGCCATTGACGGCAACGTGGAGGAGTGGACGCCTATGGAGCAGGAAGGCTGGAAACGCCGTCTGAAAACCGGCTGCGGCATCACCATTTCCCTGAAAGGCAAGCGGAACGTAGGCGATGCCGGCAACGACTTTGCAGCAGGTCTGGCATACAAGACCGGACAGGAATCCGAGGCGTATTTCGAGTGGGTGATGCCGGACGGCACGACGATCGCCATGGAAAACGCTGTCGTCAACGTGACTGCCGGCGGCGGAGATTCCACCAACGTAGAACCACTGGAATTTTCCGTCATGAGTAACGGCAAGCCCAACATCACTACCACAGGAGAATAAGGAGGAAATAACAATGGCAACCGTACTGGATATTACAAGCAAATTGCAGAAGGAAGAAAAGGTGTTGAAGATCGGGGAGCAGGAGTTCCATATCGACGACACCAAGAACACTGTCATGAAAGCCATGGCGGCAATAGAATCCACGGAGGAAAGCGGTACAGCCGGATTCTCGGCGATCGACAAGGCACTGGAAATCCTCATCGGCAAAGAGGGCGTGAGAAAGCTGGACAGCATGGACTTGAACTTTAAGGGTTATCAGAATGTGTTTATTGCAGTGATGTCCCTTGCTTCCGGCACGTCCTACGAGGAAGCGGAGCAGCGATTTCAGAACGCCGGTGCATGATGATCCGTACTATGATCTGATCTATGACTACGAACTGATCGAGGCATCTTTTGCCCAGCAGTACGGCATTCGGCTGCGGCTGGAAACGGAAATGTGCTGGTCGGAGTTTCTGACACTGCTGTCCGGACTGAACGGAGAAACGCCGCTGGGGAACGTGGTGCGTATCCGGTCAGAAACGGATATGGAAGTGCTGAAAGCGTTCACGCCGGAGCAGAACCGTATCCGTTCCGACTGGCAGCGGCGGCAGGCAGCGGAAACACTGCGGCACTTCGATCGGGAATCCTACGAGAAGTCCATGCAGCAGCTGTCGGCAATGTTCCGGACAATGGCGAAGATAGAGTGAGGTGACAGAAGAAAAAAATGAACACAAATGAAGAAGCAATTGTGTTTAAGCTGGAAGCAGACGGGACCGAACTAAAAAAGACGGTTATTGATGCGGAAACATTAGCAAAAAAGGCGGCAGAATCTGCGAAGGAGGCTGTCAAAAAAGCATCTGATAAGGCAAGCGATGACGTTTCGGCAGCGACTGAAAAAATCCATTCTGATATTGCCAAGAATAATGAAAAAATCAAATCAATATTAAGTGACACCGAATCTTCTGTCAGAAGCAAAGCTGCCTCTATTGCAGGCATTTACAAATCCGAGGGCATGAGCCAGAGCGATGCTATGAAAAAGGCGTGGGCACAAGTGGACAGAAGTAGTTCTGGTACTGCCTCAAAGGTGAAAAAGCACAGTTCTGATACCTCAAAAAAAGTAAAGAACGATGTACAAAGTGTAACAAGGACAGTGGAAACTTCGTCATCAAAGATGAAAAGTTCTGCATCTGGAACAGCATCTTCGGTTGGCTCTGCATTTTCTTCTATGGCGAAAAAAGTTGGTGGTGCAATTGCCGCCGCTTTCGCCGTGTCCAAAATCACGGCATTCGGCAAAGAGTGCCTGTCCCTCGGCTCTGATCTGGCGGAGGTGCAGAACGTCGTAGATGTGACCTTCAGCGGCTTATCCGACAGCGTGGACAAGTTTTCCAAGAATGCCGCCAAACAGTTCGGCTTGTCGGAAACCATGGCGAAGAAGTATGCCGGAACTTACGGCTCTATGGCGGAGGCATTCGGCTTTACACAGAAGCAGGCACTGGATATGTCTGAGGCACTGACAGGGCTGACAGGGGATGTGGCGTCGTTCTACAACATCTCACAGGACGAGGCGTACACCAAGATCAAGTCTGTCTTTTCCGGAGAAACCGAAACGCTGAAAGATCTAGGCGTGGTCATGACGCAGAGTGCGTTGGACGCATACGCCCTGTCCAAAGGCTTCGGCAAGACGACTGCGGAGATGTCCGAGGCGGAGAAGGTATCGCTCCGGTACGCATTTGTACAGGAGAAGCTTGCCAACGCCCAAGGGGACTACGCCCGTACCTCTGACGGCTGGGCAAACAGTACCCGAACACTGGCACTGCAATTCGATACACTGAAAGCAGAGCTGGGACAGGGGCTTATCAACGTGTTCTCACCAATCGTACAGTGGCTGAACATCATCGTGGAACGGCTTACCGCCGCAGCGACCAAGTTCAAGGAATTCACCGCAGCGATCATGGGGGTATCCTCAGACACGTCCTCCGGCGTGGGCAGCACGGCAGCCAGCACGGAGGCTCTGAACGACAGCCTCAGCACCACTGAAAGCAACGCCAAAAGTGCTGCAAAGGCGATGCGGGACCTTATGGGGTTTGACGAGATCAACCGGCTCAGCGACAAGTCGGACAGCACAAGCAGCACACCTTCTGCCGGTCAGACACCGGCAAGCACAACCGACAATTTCAATGACAAGGACAAGACAAACACTCTGGCAGATTCGCTGCAGCATATCAAAAAGCTGTGGGACGACCTGTACGGCAGTTTCAAGAAAGGGCTTACCACACGGCTGAATGCCGGCAACACGTTTCAGGCACTGGACAACATCAAGCAGAAACTCGGGCGTATCAAGGATACACTGAAAGGAATCTTCACAGACAGTGCAGTGGTCAGCAGTGCCAAGAGAATGCTACAGCAGATCGCCACCTACTACGGCTCCATGGTCGGCAATTTCCTCAGCATCGGGGCAAATCTGGGCAATGCTCTTGTCACGGGCATTGCCACGTTTCTGGGACGGAAAGAGGAGTTCCTGAAAAAGAAACTGGCATCGATTTTCCAGTCTACCGGCGACATCTTCGGCAGTCTGACCAGCATCATGAATGACGTGACGGACATCATCAACTATATCCTACAGCTGCCGGAAACGGCACAGGTGGTTGCAGATGTCATTGACATTATCGTTACGCCGTGGGTTACGGGGCTGGACTTGCTGCTGAAATTCGTAAGGGATAGCTTCAGCGGTATAGCAGAGGTGATAAACACCAATAAGGAGAACTTCATGCAGATCGGAGAAGATCTGATGCGGTTTTTCTCCACGATCACCGGAGCCGTTTCCGACTTCGTAGACCACGTGAGCCAGAAAGCAGAAGAAGTGTACGACCAGTACATTGCACCGGCGATACAGCGTATCTGGGACGGAATCAACAGCCTTGTGACATTTCTCACAGGCATCTGGCAGCAGTATATCTCGCCGTTTCTGGATACCATTGCACAAGGTGTTGCGGAACTGATACACGACCATTTGAAGCCCATGGCAGACACGCTGCTGGAAGTGTTCGGGAAAGCAGTAGAACTGATTTCAATTCTGTGGAAACAGTATGTTGAACCGTTTATTGAATGGTGGATCGCCAATGTGGCACCCATTATTATGCCGGTGCTGCGGGAGGTCTGGGCACTGGTGAAGCTGGTAGTAAAAGACGTGATCGACAAGATCGAGAACGTGCTGAAAATACTGAGCGGACTGCTGGATTTCCTGATCGGTGTGTTTACCGGTGACTGGGGCAGGGCGTGGGACGGCATACAGGAAATATTTGACGGATTTGTGGGAACGTACAAGGACAGTTCCAAAAATCTGGCGGATTTCCTGAAGGAAACATTCGACAACATGGCAACCTCCATTGACCAGATCTTCGGGCGGATTCGGGAAGCCGCACAGGGGCTGTATCTCAAAGTCAAGGAAAAGTTCGAATCCATACAGCAAACCATGTCCGCAGTGTGGGAGAACATCAAAGCGATCTTCTCTGATCCCAAAGCCTACTTTCAAGAGAAGTTTTCCGCGGCGGCAGATGCGGTCAAGTACGCTTTTTCCGGTATCCGGCAGTGGTTCAGTGACCTGTGGGACGATGTGACAGAATCCCTGAAAGCACCGGTAAATTCCATGATCGACATTCTGAACTATCTGATCGGAAAGCTGAACACGCTGAGTTTTGACATACCAGACTGGGTGCCGGAACTGGGCGGCAGAACTTTTGGATTCCAGATACCGGAGATCCCGTATCTGGCGAACGGCGGTTATGTGAAAGCCAATACGCCACGCCTTGCCGTGATCGGCGACAACCGGCGGGAGGGCGAGATCGTCGCACCGGAGAGCAAGATTGCCGAGGCGGTAGCAAGGGCAATGCAGATGGTACTGGCGGCGACACAGGGCAGCAGTAGCATCGGGGCGGCAAAGGACGAAACACCAATGCAGGTGAACGTCTGGCTGGGCAACGAACTGCTGGCACAGCAGCTGACTAAGCTGCAAAAGAAGAACGACTACAGAAGCGGAGGGCTGGCATAATGGCACTGTTAAAGATCAACGGCACAGAACTGCCGGCACCTACTGCATACAGCGTACAGTACAGTGACATCGACAGTTCCGACACGGGGCGTGCGGAAAACGGCGTGATGCTGCGGAACCGTATTCGTGCAGGCGTAGCAAAGATCTCTGTCAGCTGGAGCAAGCTGAACCAGACGGAAACGGACCTTGTGCTGGACGCGATCCGCGGCGAAAGTTTTTCAGTAGAATATTACGGCGGCGGTACGGCAACCATGTACGCCGGCGACCGCACCTTGCAGCTGGTCTGTCTGGGCAAAGATGGAGCAAGATTCGATGTCAGCTGCAATCTGATAGAGTTTTAGAACAGGGGGGTGATGCCGTGTATCCGGTATCCGAAGCATACCGCAAAGCTGTTAACCAGAACACCCGTACCGACCGGATACAGATAGAAATGCTCCGGAAGGACCTGTCCGCACACTGCGTGCTGACTGATGCAGAAGTGGAATCCGGTACACTGGTAGTTTCAAAGCGGTGTGTCAACCATGACTATTTTGAATTTGGTGCTGCCTATGCCGGTGAGCTGCAGTTTCAGAGCAGGTCGGAGAAGATCTCTTACCTGTCCCTTGTGGGCTGGTACGCCCGTGTGACCTATCAGCTGCGGCTGGCAGACGACACGTGGGAATCTGTGCCAGTGGGCGTATACCGTATCACGGAATGCTCTTACGCGAAAGACCTGTGCAAGATCACTGCCTATGACTGCCTTGTCCTGCTGGACTGGGAAGTGCCCTATCTGGTCACGTCCGGCAATTCTCCGTATCAGATGCTGTCCATGTCACTGGACATCGTGACCAATGTGGAAATTCTCTACGGGCTGACCATACCGCAGGTGACACTGGGGAACAGCAAGGCGGAAATCGAAGCGTTGCCAAACGGCACAATACCGCTGCCGACTACTGACCAGATACAGACTCCGCGGGAGTGCATTTCTGCTGTGGCGGAACTGCTGGGGTGCTATGTGGAAGCCGACCGCGTGACACCGAATCAGATACGGCTGCGGCGGTTTCGTCCGGAAACCGTTTCACAGACTATTGCACCGTCTGTCCGGTTTCAGTATGATGTCAACATTGACTGGGACAGACCGCGTGACGTGTCCGCCCAGATCGCATACCGTGATGACGGCAGCAAACGGTCTGGCTTTACCTATACGGCAAAGGGCAGCGGTACATTCGCATTGACCGGCGGGTATCGCATGCTGCTGGAAAACAAGATTCTACAGCAGCTTGGAGAAACCAACGCCAAAAAAATCGTGGACAATCTGGCTGCGGAGCTGTCCCGCATCAATCAGACTGAGTATCTGCCGATCAGCTTTTCCTTTTTCGGAGATCCTGCACTGGACGTGGGGGACATGGTGACCTGCATCTACAACGGCACGCAACACCCGATGCTGGCAGGGGCAACGGTGTGGAACTACCGCAACGCGGAGCAAGTGACAGCAGTCGGCGGCAACAAAACCACCGACATCAGCCAATCCAAGTCCGGACTAAAAAATGAAACCAAGTCTACTGGCACAGAGGACAGCAGTGCCGCCGGCATGCAGTATTATCCGTACACCAACACCGACCGCATTGTCATTTCTGACGGCGGCGAAGCGGACGTTGCAGCAATACGTGCTCTGTCGTTCCGTGCCACAACGGTAGTATTTCTGGCAGAGGTGCGGCTGCAAGTTGCAACAACAGAGAGCACTGCCAACGGGGAATACACCTGCACAGACGGCAGCATTGCAGCGGCATACTGTATCGGCAAAACAGAGATCGGTTCCATACGTCCGCAATGGACGCTACAGGACGGCGTACACACGATACACCTGTTTCACAGCTTCCGCATGACGGGCTATGATGCCATAGACTTTCGCGTAAAGCTGCTGGCAAGCGGCTGCACGGTTACCATACAACCACAGTTTGTACAGGCACTGCTGGAGGGCAGTTATCTTGCCGGACAAGAAGCTTGGGACGGCTTGCTGCAAGTAGCAGACAAGGTAGGGATTACGATAGGCAGTACTGCCATGCAGACAAGTCCGCTGACAACACAGGCAGAGGTACTTGCCGCGGAAGTACAGCACTGCCGCGTTGCGGATACGGTAGGCATTGCGGTAGGCAGTACCGCAATACAGGTTTCCGGCATTGCGGATACGATACAGACTGAAATCACAGAAGCGGAGGAGGAAGCGTAACTTGAAAGGAAAAACAGAAATCATTCTGACTGACGTGCACACCGGTGAACAGAAAAAAGTGCTGGAGCAGAATATGACGACCAACGCCCTGAACGACATCTTTTTGCAGGAGGGCTACATGAAAGATGCCTCTGAAATGTACGGCAGCAATTTTCAGCCGATCTATCAGAAGCTGCTGGGTGGTATCCTGCTGTTCGACAAAACTTTGGAAGAAAACGCTGCGAATTATTTTGCCCCTGCCGGTACCAATCTGACAGCGTGCGGCGTATATGGCGTGAAAAACACCACAGGTGACACCTTGCGTGGAGATTACAACAGCGACGAATCCTATCTGGATACTCAAGCGAAAACCATGAAGTATGTGTATGACTTTTCCACTTCCAAAGGGAACGGCACCATTGCCAGCGTGTGTCTGACCAGTGCCAACGGCGGGTACAGCAGCTATGGTGCTTCGGTCAACGGCGGTACAGGGCAAATAGCAGGTTTTTTTCTCTATACTGGTTCCGGAAGAAACTATACTTCCTATAACGGAGAACAGGCGATTGTGATCGACTGCAAAAACGATGTTGTCTATACGTTTACACCAAACGTGCAAAACTATAAGCTGGTATCTGTGACCATACGAAAGCGGCGTGCCCATATGAAAACGCTGCCGGTGGTGTATTCTGCAGGCAGTGCGGGGAGAGTGCTGGAAGCAAAAGACGTTGTACTTGGCAATATTGGTTCTTCATACGTTTGGAATTATGATTCGTCGAAAAATACCTTGTATTTTATATCCAGAGGCGACAGCAGTTCAATTGTCCACAACGGGAGTTCTGTGTATATTTCCGCAATTCCACTGGATACGTTTACAGTCAGTAACATGTCTGTCGTAAACCGTGCCGGAGGGTATTGTGAGTTGGGCGGTGGTTGTGCAGTTTATAAAGGCTACTTGTTCGTATATGTTAGCGACAACCAGTCAACTCTCAACTATAGAATCAATATCGATAATGACAATGACACTCAACAAATCACGAGCACGGAGCGTTTAAATTTTTCAAACTCCTTTTTGCTTCGTGACAGACTTTTTGTTGCAACAATTAGCGGCAATCACTACAGAATATACACATATGACTTTTCAGAGAACACAGTGAAGCCTACTCAAACAAATATGCAGACATCTTCTGGCAAGCGTGTGCCGGTAATCGGAAGCAACATAGCATTTGCACAAGTAAACGACAGCAACAGCTTCAAGGTGCCTTGCAACTACCTCGCCACCATCAACAACCTATCCTCTCCAGTCACCAAGACCGCCGCCCAGACCATGAAAGTGATCTATACCATATCGGAGGGGTGACCATGAAGATACAGTACAACGGCAGCAGTAAAATACTGAAACGGCTGGTGGAACTCGTCAACCGGTCACAGAATGTCGCACTGCGGCAGGACAACACCGACAAGAACACGCTGTACTGGACAGGTCTGGACGGCGTGGAAATCACTGTAAGCATCCCGTCCGGAGCCGTGGAAGTAGATACGGAACTGTCCGAAACAAGTACCAATCCGGTGGAGAATCAGGCAATCACCAAAGAACTCGCTCAAAAAGCCGACAAATCTGCTATCCCAACTGTAGGAGACGGCGTGCTGTCTGTGCAGCGTAACGGCAAGATCGTGGGGACATTTTCCGCAAATGCGGCAGAAAATGAGGCTATCAATATTCCCGTGCCGGAGAAGGTATCCGAACTGGAAAACGATGCAGGCTACGGAACATACACCAAGCCCGCCGCCGGAATCCCCAAGAGCGACCTTGCAAGCGGTGTGCAGGCAAGTCTGGGTAAGGCAGACACGGCACTGCAAAAGCATCAAGATATTTCCGGAAAGGTTGATAATACTGCGGCAGGGGCAGATTCACTGCTATCAAAAATAACAAATAGCTGGACTGCAACTCCTACAGATAATACATATTTCATTAGACAAGATACGTCAAGTAAAAATGAATTTGGTCGAGTTAAATTTTCTACTTTATGGAGCTATATAAAGTCAAAAGTTGAATCACTAGGCTATACTAAAAATACTGGTACTATCACAGGCATCAAAATGAATGGTGCAAGCAAGGGTACTAGCGGCGTAGTTGATCTGGGTACGGTTATCACAGCACATCAAGATATTTCCGGTAAACAAGACAAGTCCACGGCGGTAACGCATACAGCAAATACCGCTGTCGGCTCTACGGCAAAACCAGTTTATATCGCAGGAGATGGTAAAGCTACCCCAATCACGCATTCTATCAATTCTGATGTCCCAGCGAATGCGAAATTCACAGATACTACCTATAGCGATGTAACAGAAACCACACATGGACTGATGACTGCCGAAGATAAGAAGAAACTAAATGGTTTAGAGGCATCAAAGTTTATGAATCTAAACAATAGTGCTATCGTTATACACGGTGCTGGCGGAACGGCACAATGGTATAGATTAGGAACCTTGGTTTCGTCCGGAAATTTTAATACGGCAATTATACGTATCCTATCCGGAGACGGAGCAAACGGATATGCTCGGCAGAATTCGTCTTTTGAGATACATATAAAAGATGCTTGGCAAAGTACCGAAACCGCTTCAGCAAAAGCGTGTGGTGTTACTGTGTATCGCATAAACTGTGCTAATGTCAAGGTAAAAGTGATACCAACGGCACATAACACATATACCGTCTGGGTATATCTACCTTGGGGTTACTGGAACGGCGATTATGCCGTCTATGGCAAGTATGCGTCTTGGACCACGGCTCGTCTGGTACAGCCGGACGAGCCAGACGGAACTGTCTCGGAGACGGCATATTACGATTGTGCATTCTTGGATAGCACTGTAGCCGCCGCCAAAACCCTCACCGACTCCGGCTGGGTAGCCATGACCGTAGAGGGCTATGCCAAATCCGGCACTGTCAAGTATCGCACCTACGGCAAACAGATCACGATAACCGGAAGTGTTGTCCTAAAGAACGATATTGCTACCTCATATCCAGCACCACAGTACATCGCTTCAACGACCTTTGACTTTTCCAAAATTGTCGGCTGTTCCGGTGTAGGGCGGTCATCGTCTGGCGTGGGGGCATATGTTACCGTAGAAAACTACAACGGAGATAACCTTGTATGCGTGTATGCTCTTGGCAGTAAAATCGCCGCTGGTTCTACGCTGTATTTTACGATCACTGGATTTATTGACTAGGAGGTAATTATGAAAGAAACAATCTGCACAGCTGTCGGCGTTGTCGGCAGCTTTGTCGCATGGCTGTTCGGCGGATGGGATGCGTCCATTCGGGCACTGTTGCTGTTTATGGCAGTCGATTACGCAACAGGCTTGATCCTGGCAGGCGTATTCCGCAAATCGCCTAAGACAAAATCTGGCGGCCTGCAATCAAAAATCGGATGGAAAGGGATTGCTCGCAAGGGCGTAACATTGCTGTTGGTGCTGATTTCCGCACAACTGGATCTGATCCTTGACACAACATACATCCGAGATGCTGTTTGCATTGCATTCTCGTGCAATGAATTGATCTCAATTCTGGAAAATGCCGGGTTGATGGGAATCCCCATGCCGGCAGCGTTAAAAAAAGCAATTGACTTGCTGCAAAGCAAGGGAACTGTCTCTTATACACATCTCCGAGCCCACGAGACTAGGCATGATCTCGT